GGGCAGCAGAAATATTGGGAACCCATCTTTGGTAGTTATAACAAAATTATGTCATACAAAAGAAGACAAGTAGAGTGGAAAACAAACACAAACGAAATAATGGAGTATGTTGTTAATACTAATTCTCCTTCTTATGTAATTGACGAAATTTGTGATATTCATTTTGATCAATTTTATTATGGCAAAGGTCAGATTATGGCAGTATCAGGAAATACTGTGACTGTTAAACACACTAATGGTTATGTCAAAACCGGAGAAGATTTTGATATTGTTTCTACTAGTTATATCTATGGCAGAGAAAGCGAAGCCAATAATGTGTTTGTTTCAGAAAGAACCGTTGCAGTAAACATACCAGCAGACGAGCAAGTTTATTGGAAACCTGTGACTTTGTTAGAAGAAGAAATAGAAAAGAACGAATATAACAAAACAATTAGAGTGTTGGACAGTAGCTTGAAACAAGTTGCTGTTGATAATCTAACTGATCTATTGAAGGAATAATATGGCTGCTGGAGACATTAAAGTTTCGTCAATTAAAGTTGGCAATATGGATCTTGTAAAAACTGGGGAGGCATCAATAGTTGGTTTCAATATCTATGAAGATATATTGAACCCATACGGTCCAGTCGCAGAATTACGAGTTATAGATCCAACAGACGCTCTTAGCAAAAATAAAATTAATGGTTCTTTTGACCAGGAAGTCGAGATAAGATTCTCCGGAGACGATAACATTCTAAGTTCTGGGGGCGGCGGTAATTTTAAATTCAAAATGTTCCAGAACAAAAACCTTAACGACCAATCAAGAAATAATGTAGGTTCTGGTCACAACAAACAATATGACATTAGATGTGTTTCTCCTGAGTTTTTGAACGCTCAAGGTAACCACATAGAAAAAAGTTTCAACGGCAAAACAAGCGAAGTTGTAGAACATGTGCTCAAAGAAGGTTTCAAATCCAAAAGAAAAATGGATATTGGAACTACCAAAGGAAACCGTAGAATTGTTATATCAAAAATGCATCCATTAGATGCGTTAAAGAAAATGAATACAGAACATGTTTCCGAAAAGTATCAGTCTTCAACTTTTGCTCTTTTCCAACAAGGAGACGAACAGGGCGAACACAAATATGTCTTCAAAACCTTTGAAGAATTATTCGAAAGCCAGCCAACTGTAAAGCTAAAACAGTCAACAAATTTAAATTTTGATTCAAAAGATCAAAACGCTAGACAAAATTCTATTATGTGGTTCAGACCTTCCAAGAATTTTGATTCTGGTCCAAGAGCTTTGGATAAAACAGAAGAATATACTGTCGATTTAACTTCTCACAAGGTTGTGGCCACAAATAGTCAAAAACAAAACAAGTTTAAATTTGCTGACAGTCAAGGAGTTTACGATCAATCTCCTTCATACGCTAAGTCATTGCCCGTTAGATATATACATGATAAAGCTAACAATAAAGACAAACATACAACATCAGAAGCCAAAACAAAAAGAGCTGCCTTTCTTGCTCACTTAGCTCAAAATTCCGCAGAATTAGAAACATATTATAATCCTAATATTAAACTTGGTTCTATGATTGAGTTGGATATTCCTAAAAAAGCGAACAGCGATACGCAAGAAGGCGAAGGTCAATTCAATGGCAAATGTTTAGTTGTGGCGATAAGAACAAAATATAGAATTTCTGCAGAACCGCCACATTGTACAATGGTTCTGAGAGTTGTAAAGGCGTCATTTAAGCGTGGCGGTGGAGGTCAAGGATAATGTTTTATATTGCTGAAGTAAGAAATTTTGAAGACGATCCAACCAAATCAGGACGTGTGAAGGTAAGAATCTATAATGAACATAACGACGAACAAGCTATTAAAGATGATGCATTGCCTTGGGCGATGGTAGTTCAACCTAGCACATCTGCTGCTACTGCTAAACTTGGTCATGCGCCGCATGGCTTGAGAGTTGGTTCTAGAGTTCTTGTTACTTTCTTGCCTCATGATCATGCTATGCAATATCCTATTGTTCTTGGTTCTTTACCAAGAGGAGATATGCCTGAAGGCCATGAGGACAGCAATGGTGGAATTGGTAGGGATACACAAGAAGCTCAGAAAAATTCTGGTGGTTCAATAAGAGTTAAGGGTGTAGATAACCCTGCAGTTTCGAAGGACGATTAATTATGGCAAAAAAAGCATTCGATCAAGGAAAGTCTGTTTTTCATCGTAAACAACAACCCAAAATTCTTAAAGGCGAAGTAAAATATGCTGACGCTCCAAGAGTTAAAGGTAAAGACGCTGAGAAACTCTCTGACGTTAGAGACGAACATGCTAAAAACGCTGACAAACCAACTACAGCTTCTGGAGAGATTGGTAGTAAAGATTTACCCCAAATAATCCAAATGGTCGATGGAAGCGGACATGGTCAGGTTATGCCGCAACTTTACCAACAGATGCAACAGATAACTTCTTTGTTGGCTATAGGTTCTGGCGCTTCTATGAGTAATCCTCAACAGCCGTATAGCGGAGTTCCTTCTGGGCCATCTGTGATTCTTAATGATTCGTTTACTGGAGCTCTCTGTATTCTAACTAAAAAACACAATTTCGAATCAGTTATTGCTTTGTTCGTTGATGTTCTTGATCAAAATGGTTTGGAAGAAATAAATTCTTTATACAGAGATATTGTGAAAAATTCTTTGGCTAATCTGATTAGGTTGGCTTTGTATTTCGGACCGCTTAGTATACCTGTATCAAAATATGATGACACCGTATTTGGAGATATTGTTCCTTCTCCTGTTATATTGATAGACGCTGTTCCTGACAATTATGTAAAAAGATATTATACCATAGATAATGACCCTTATCCTGGTTACGATCAATGGGTGTCTCCTGATGGAACAACTAAGGTTTATGTAAAGAAGGCGCCAAAATCGTATCATTTTAGCACATCAAGCGAAGAAGTATTTTCTGTTTCTGAAACAACCATAGCAAACGAAATAGACAAATACTTTGAGTTAGACACAAACAACAAACCAATTAGATTTCTTACAGCAAGCAAACTTAACGATATTCTTTATGATCAAATGGTAACAATAGAATCTAACACTATGGATTTGGGCGCTGGTAAAAATTCTAACAAGTCTAGTGGTATGGGTGGTATGCTCGGCGGGCAATTACAATCATTAATTGGTATGTTAACCACGCAAACAAGTTTACCAAATTCTGCTATTCAGGGCGGTAATATACAGAATGTAATGCAACAATTTCAGAAAGATATGGGTTTGAATAACCAAATATTCCAGATAGGCAAACAAGCTCTAGGAGGAGGTTCTCCGTTAGGAGCTCTTGGAGGCATGGGAGGTTTAAGTAATATCATGGGAGGTTTTGGTGTTGGCGGAGGAGGATTAGGCGGAGTTCTAGGAGGAATGGGATTACCTTCTCAGTTAGGCGGTTTTGGTTCTTTTGGTGGTAATTCTGGCGGTGGTGGCGGAGCAGCTGGTTCTGGGTTTGGAAGTTATTCTGGAGGAAGTTATTCTGGCGGCGATATTTCAACGACTGGTTTAACCAAAGTATCAAGCATGTTAACAATATTAGGAATTTCGTAATGGTTGATGACAATAAAAAACTACCAAAAGACGGCGTTTCTGAACAAGACATTGAACCAAAATATGGATTCATTACTGGAGAATGGAGAGAGTGTGGCGGAAGTAGATGGCATTACGAGTACAAAGAAGAAAAAGATAAAACATATTCTCAGAAAACTCACCCTTCTGGCGCATACGATACAATAGAAAATAATGATAAGAAAAAAGAAATTAATACTAGCCTAAGATCCGGCGAAGTAAGGCATTATGTAGCTGGCGGAAAATCAACGCATGTTGACGGTCATCATGATATTAATGTAGAATCCACTCAAAGAACAGAAGTTGCTGGAGATATTGGGCAAGCTGGCGGTAAGAATTATTATCGTGGTACCAAAAATAAAGAAGTAAAAATATCAGGAGATACAGCCAAGATCAAAACAGGTTCAGAGGCTGTAAGTTCTAGAGGATATTCTGGTACAGTAAGAAACTCATACGACAAAGATTATTTTAATCATGTTCAAGGCGATATTGTCAGTATGGGCGAAAAGAATAAAGCCACTGTTGTTAAAGAAGATTATGCTATCAATGCTGGTCAGAACATGGACACTTATATTAAGCAGAAAGGTAAGATCGAAACTGGTAGTACCATGTTTATTCAGACAGGTTCTACAGCTACAATCAATTCTGCTTCTGATGTTCAAGTAAATGCAGCTTCTGAAGTAATGATTAATGCTAGTTCTAAGATAACATTAAAAGTAGGAAGCTCTAAGATAGAAATAAGTTCAGGATCTATTACAATTACTTCGCCATCTATCGAATTTAAGCAAGGGTAAATATAATGGCAGAGGCACATGTAAACAACCAACAAAGATCATGTGGAGCTACTACTATAGTTTCTGGGCAGTCTTTTGTTAAAATAGATGGTCAATTGTGGGCTGTCGAAAACGACCAAAATAGTCACGGTCAAGGTGGGTTGATTGCTTCGAAAACTTATGTAAAGATTAACGGTAAATCTGTTATTGTAAAGGGTGATAGTGCGCAACAAGATAGTTTGTGTCCTTCTCTAGGAGGAGAACACTGTAATCCCAAAGCCCAAGAGGGCAAAAGTTTCGTAAAGGTAAGCTAATGGCAACCAAACCAACAAGAGCAGATACTTTCACTGGAGCAAAAAGACAAGTTGATTTTTTCTCCGATTTTATGACAAGTTTTGCTAAAACTCCATTGGGAGGTCAATTAGCTAAAGTTTCTAATGAAGATTCTGTTACACAATCTTTAAAAAATCTTATGAGAACCAATTTAGGAGAAAGATTATTTCAACCTACTGTTGGTTCAGACGTTTCAGCTGCACTGTTTGAACTTAAT